TATTACTGCTTGTAATTTCGATTCGACTGCGAATGTTGATAATGGGGGTTGTATGTATCCAGCACAATATTATGATTGTAATTATGTTTGTTTACAAGATACAGATGGCGATGGTATTTGTGATTCATTAGAAATACCTGGATGTACAAATCCACTTTCAATCAACTATAATCCTAATGCAACTGATGATAATGGTTCATGTATACCATATGTTTATGGATGTATGGATCCTACTTCATTTAATTACGATTCACTAGCTAACACAGATGATGGATCCTGCATACCTGTAGTATTAGGTTGTACAGATCCTACTTCTTTAAATTACGATCCTAATGCTAACACCGATAATGGTACATGTATAACACCAATTTATGGTTGTATGGATCCTACTTCATTTAATTATAATGCTTTAGCAAATGTTGATAACGGTTCTTGTATGCCTATAATTTATGGATGTACAGATTCAACAATGTTTAATTATAATGTTTTAGCTAATACTGATAACGGAACATGTATTCCATATGTATATGGATGTACTGATTCAAATGCTTTAAATTATGATATATTAGCTAATACTGATAACGGTTCATGTATTGCAAAAATATTTGGTTGTACCGACCCTACCTCATTTAATTACAATCCAAATGCTAATACAGATGACGGAAGTTGTATACCTGTCGTTTATGGATGTATAGACCCTACCATGTTTAATTACAATTCAAATGCTAATACATCCGATGGATCTTGTATACCTTACATATACGGTTGTACAGATCCTAGTTCATTTAATTATGATTCCACTGCAAATACCGATAATGGATCTTGTACTCCAATCATATTTGGTTGTACCGATTCGACGGCCTTTAATTACGATCCTTTAGCCAATACAGATAATGGGTCTTGCATACCTATAGTTTATGGATGTACTGATCCAAATGCATTTAATTATAATCCAAATGCAAATACAGAAGATTTTAGTTGTATACCTATAGTTTATGGATGTACTGATTCAATGGCCGTAAATTATGATTCTACAGCTAATGTAGATAATGGTTCATGTATAACTGCAATTCCAGGCTGTACAGACCCAAATGCATATAATTATAATCCAAATGCAAATGTTCCTGATTCAGCAACATGTTTATACGATGCCGGTTGTATTACAGGTCCAGGCAATCCATATTGGTTAAATGATCAATGTTATGCCTGGGTAATTAATATAGATCCATATTGTTGTTCGGTTGGCTGGGATGCTAATTGTCAAAATACTTATGATTATTGTGATCAAAATAGTACATGGACAGACATAGAAGATTTAATATATGACGGCGGAATAGCAATTTATCCTAACCCAACCGAAAATAAATTAAATATAGTAAGTTCTAGATTTGAAAATGTATTAGTTACATTATATAGTATATCAGGACAAATTGTTATAAACGAAACTAATGATAAAGTTATTGATTTAATTGATCTACAAGATGGTGTTTATTTTATACACGTACATGTTGGAGAATTAACATATATTAGAAAGGTAATTAAACAATGATTAGAAATTTATTAATATTAACTTTATTACCATTATTGTCACATAGTCAATTCACTCAAAAATTAAAACATGGTGGAATTATTGATGGCCCTAAAAAAGAAAAATGGCAGCCTTTTAAAGATTTTGATAAAAAATTTAAAAAGACAATTAAATTTGCTACTTTCTATGGAGCATTTAATGGCAATAATAGTATATCAGATAGAGACGTATTTGAAGTTAGTTCCGGACAATTAATTAATAATACAGTAGAAACGCCATATGATTATTCATTAGTGGCCGGAGTAAGAAAGATTGCGAGATTTGGATATGAAAATCGAGCAAATGTGTTTTATAATGGTACAGAACATTCGTATGCAGATGCAGCAACAATAGGTAAAGTATCTGGATTTGAATTTTTATTTGAATTAGATTATAAAAGAAGATTTGGTAATACTTTTTTAGATCAACAGCATTTTTTAAGATATGTAGCTGATCAATGGATAGTAAAATTAGAATATGTACAACAAGGTTTTGCTGATATAAAATATTTCGAAGCGTCACAACGATATAGAAAAAAGGTAGGCAAAAAGTTTTCATGGAATATAGGTATAGTACAACGAATATCAGAACCGTACGGATATAATCCATTAGAAGAATTTATATTACCAAATGGTAGTTTACATTACACTTCATTAGCATTACAAGAAGGATATAATGTAGAATTTTTACCAGGCGGAGAGATAAATTATTTAGATCCAGGAGGAGAGATAGTTGCAGACAATACTATTATATGGGAAGAAGTAGTAATACCACAAGTATTATCAGATTATGTGGAAAGAAAAAAGAATGAAATACCACAACAATGGAATCATTCATTAGTATTAGGTTATGATTTTTATCATTATACAAAAACATTCTGGATACATTCATGGGCAAATATAATGCCATTTCATTTAGAGACAGGTGAATATGCATATCATAAATTTATAGCACCTAAGCAAACATGGATTGATTTTGGTGGAGGATTTATATTAGGAAATAGATTGAACAAGCACTTAGGTATATTTATAGAAGGCAAATATAATAAGTATTGGAACAGAGAGTGGCACGATTTTAGTGTTGGACTAAATTATATAATTTTTTAAAAAAGAAAAAGATGGCAAAAGAATTAAATGAAGAAACCGGATTTAAAGTAAGTCTTAAAACTCTAGGAGGCATAGGATTTGTAATGGTGACCGTGATAGGAATGTGGTTTTCATTACAAGCCGATATAGAAGAAGCAAAAGAACTTCCGGAACCATTACCACCAGATGTGACTAGAATGGAATTTGATATGAAAGATCAATTAATTAGACAAACTATTATGACAACTCAAGAAGATGTTGAAGAAATAAAAGATGAACTTAAGAATATCGAAGATAAATTAGATAAAATAATTGAAAAAAGGCGATAATATGAGAAAAATTTTAACAATTGTATTTTTGTTTATATCGAGTAGTATTATATCTCAAATACAAGTTATTCAGTTTAATGCAGGTTGGAATGCAACCAATGGAGTAGATTGGTTAAATAAATTAACAGATTGTGGAACTGATCAAATTGATATTGTAATAAATAAAGAAGCTCAATCAAAATATAAAATAATAGTAGTACCGACTATTGTCGTTTTTAATCATGGGGAAGAAATAAAAAGATACCAAGCAAATATCATGATGAAGATGGAAGCAAAACTAGAAGATGTACAAAATATAATTGATGAGACAGTAATGGAGTCATTCTAATGTATGAATATAAATGTAAAGTAAATAAAGTAATTGACGGAGATACGGTGGATGTTGATATCGATTTGGGATTTGGCGTCGTACTTACTGATGAGAGAGTAAGGATAATGGGTATAGATACTCCAGAGTCTAGAACAAGAGATAAAGTAGAAAAATTATTTGGATTAGCATCTAAAAAAAGATTAAAAGAATTATTAGCTAAATATTGTGTACTTAAAACAGAAATCAATAAGAATGGCGAAGATATGAAAGGCAAGTTTGGTAGAGTATTAGGAGACTTTGTAGCTGCAGATGGTAGAATGATAACCGATATACTCATTGAAGAAGGGTATGCAGTAGCATACCATGGCCAATCTAAAGATGATATACAAGATGCTCATTTATTAAACAGAGAAAAGTTATTAACTGAGGGCATAATATTACAATCTGATATAGATAAGGTATCATAAATATCATTTTTTAATTATATGTTAATATTTATATAAAACATGGAAATACAATGAAACGATCACAGTTAAATAAAATAATAAGAGAAGAGTATCAAAAAATACTTTCCGAAGCATTTGGAGATCCAATTGCTAGCAAGTTACAAAAATTAGGTGGCGTAGATACACGTTACAAAAAGTTCTGGAATGCAGCTGCTAATACATATGATATAGCATGGGACAAATTACCAAAAGGATCTTTCAGAAAAGTAAATAGTGCAGTAGAAGCTAAAAAAGGAATGACATTTTATGTTATTAGAAATAGAAAGCCAAATCCATTTAAGACAGATAATTACGGTTTTGATGCAGAACTACAACCAGGAGTATTAGCAGTAACAGTTGATGGTAAGCCACAATACTTCCAACAATCAGGTGGTACTAGATATACTCAAGGAATTGATAAAATAGGATCAAAACTTTCTGTTCGTGCTACAAAATTAGGAGATCCAATTGGCAAAGGACAAAGAGGTATATTCATGTTTAAAAAGCTTATTGAAGTTGCAGACATAATGTATAATTTTGACCTTGAAGCATTTAGAGGTGGGACAACAGCATTAAAAGCTGATAGAGTAGAGCTGAAATCAGGAGCAGACAAGTTTTCAGATCCTAAAGCATGGAAAAAAGCAAACATAGCCAGATACCAAAAGATTTTAGCTGACAGAGTAGGTAGTAGAGGCGCTGTTGACAGAATGGTTGCTGAGATAATTAAAATAGGTAATGAAGCTGTAACAAAAGGAATGGAACTTCCTAAGCTTGGAAAATATGATGAGATTGTAACAGATATTAACGGAAATGAAGTTACATTGAATACCATAACAAGACGTATGAATGATACAATAAGAAACTATTCTAGATTCATTCAATCAGAAAATGAAATGGCTAGCCACTTAAAAGATTATCCAGAATATGATATGGAAGATTCTTTTCAAAAAGGCAATCAACGAAGTATAGCGTTAGAGATAAAACAAGAATTGGCAGCTTTTAAATCTGGTAGAATTAGATAAAACAAAAAAAAAAATAGGAAAAAATATGGCAACAATGAATGCAAGATTAGATACAGATAACGTGCAAACGTTCTACAAAGCAATCGATTCGTATATCGAAGCAGTATCAAAAACAGGAAATCAAGATGCATTGTCTGGATTATATGACATGTTCATGGATAATGATTATGCAAGTGAAATTCAAGATATGATGGAATCTAAAAAATCTAATAAGCCTTTACTAAAAGAAAATTATAAAAGATTATTCAAAGGAAGACTATCTTCCAATGATAAAGGAATAATGTCAGAGGCAACGGAGATACAGGCCTAAACAAGATAAATTAAATCATGTTTATCAAAAGTAGTTACAAACATAGTCATGAATCTTCATGGTCTAAATCAATCCTAGAAAATTCTTTTCCTAGCACCGAATCAATTAAATTTTTTGATCAATCCGGATATGCATTATGCACATTAGAATTAATGTATGCAAATGCAAATAACTCATATGTAAATGCTAATAGAGAAAAACAAGGCATATATATGCCATGGATTGAACTAGATAATAAAATTACTGGACCGCATATAAATCATTCTTGGCTATTAGAAAGAAAAGGCTATTCCGGCGAAGCATTAGATCAACTACTAGATTGGAGTAAATCTTGTCCACTACTTTACAAATTAATTAAATTGCAATCCAAATGGGGAATTGATATAAGTTTTGATTATGTTGATGAACAAGGCAATGTAATGGAATTATTTCATTATGAATGGGATAGTCATATATTGGAAGATGTTTTAGACACAAAAGAAAAAATAGAAAAAATTATATTTGATACTGATTGGAATGATTTTGCAGCAATGAAATTAAAAAAGAAGGCAGAATGGGCTCATTTAGATTTTATAGCTCAAAGCAAATGGACAACACAGGTATTAAACTTACCACCAGAAAATTTTAAATTGATCCCATGGGATATCAAATAAGGAATACGTACAATGTCAGATAATATTTCTAAATCAGCACCTAAAGGTAATATCAAATTTAGTATTACACTATCTGAAGAACAGAAGTTAGCTAAAGCTCAAATATTAAATCATCCTTATAATTTTATTATAGGTAAAGCAGGTAGTGGTAAGACACTATTAGCAGTACAAGTAGCACTGGACATGTTTTTTAAACGAACAGTCAATCAAATTGTTATAACCAGACCAACTGTATCAAATGAAGATAATGGATACCTACCTGGATCATTAAATGAAAAGATGGAGCCATGGCTAGTACCGATCCGATCTAATATGCGAAAGGTCTATAACAAGCCGGCTATTTTAGAAAAAATGGAAAATGATGAAAATATTGAACTAGTATCATTATCTCATTTCAGAGGTAGAACATTTGAAAATGCTTGTGTGATTATAGATGAATTCCAAAATTTAACTAAACAACAATTAGGAATGGTATTAGGTAGATTAGGTAAAGGCTCTACAATGATATTAACAGGTGATCCACAACAAATTGATTTGAAATTTAATAATGATTCAGCTATACATGATGTGCCTAAAGTAAAAGATTCAAACTTTGTCCATGCGATTACATTAACAGATAATCATAGACATGCTGCATTAAATGAAGTATTAAGATTATTGCAATCTTATTCATAAAAAGCTTCTAAATTATTTGGAATCGTGAGCTTTTATCCTTATATTTATATATAATAAATTTAAAGATATGAAGTTAAAAACGTTACAAACATTTGTGGATAAAATGAAATCCACATCATCACTCAATGAAAAAAAGGTTATCATTGAATCAATTAAAGATGATAATTTTATTTTATCATGTTTACAATATACATTTGATCCCTATAAAAAATATAATGTAACTAGTAAGAATTGTAAAAAGAATTTTGATCTAATACAAAATGAAGTTTCTTATGACAATTTATTTTATCTATTAGATGATCTAAATGATAGAAAATTAACCGGGCATATGGCTATATCAGCTGTTAACAGATATATTGAAGATAACGTAGAATATAAAGATTTAATTTTCTCTATTATAGATAGAAATTTGGAAATTAGAGCTTCTGCATCAGTCATCAATAAAGTTATTCCAAATTTAATTCCTACTTTTGATGTTGCATTAGCAACTAAATATGAACCTAAGTTTTGCGATTTTGAAAATGAAGTATGGTTAGGGTCTAGAAAATTAGATGGAGTTCGGTGTATTATTAGAAAAGAAGAAAATAATATCGTTGCTTATTCTAGAGAAGGAAATAAATTTACGACCATACAAAAAGTTTTAGATGATGTAGCATTAATACCAGGAGATTTCGTATTAGATGGAGAAATTTGTTTGATGGATAAAGATGGCAATGAAGATTTTCAAGGTATAATGAAACAAATAAA